TAAACCAGGTTTGATTATAGCATTTTTGATGTTTTTGCAAGGAACCTTATCAATGCAAGAATTTATCCAGATACGTGTTGGCCATTGTACACCAAATGATCATATTAAGATGTTGAAAGAAGTTATTAGTGCAGGTCAATTATTTTTAAGGAAACCAAAAGTTGGTGAATATGTTGCTCCAAATAATAAACGTATATATCTTAAAAGAAAATATCATGCGCAAGTAAAATTAGGATTGAAATGTGATAACACCAATATGAATATTATGAAACAGAAATCAATGATATATCATGGACATAAGATTAAACCAGAACCATATCCACTACATAATTGTATTAATAATGCAGTTGAATCTATGTATAGACAAATCACAGAAGTTGCAAACTTAGATCCTGATCGTTTAGCTGATTTTGAGTTATGGTTTAAGAATATTTATTGGACTGAATTTCTCACTATGAATAAAGAATATATCACCCAAATGGATGTTAACTTTCCAAAATGGTTAGCAGAGAAACCACAATTACAAAGGGATACTTATTCAAAAGCCTATAAAATATATAGAGAACGAGGTTTATATAGCACAAGAATGGATAAGAATGATGAATTTGGTCGTGAATTTAAGGAGATTACATATATACCTGTTGAGAGACAAAATAGGATGCACTCTAAAACTGATGAGAAGATGGCAGTAAATTTAAATAAGGAAATTAAAGTTAAAGCACGTACTGTCACTCAGCAAGCTGATGAAGCTAAAGTTGTTATGGGTCCATTCATTGATGCTATATCTAAATTGATGAAGAAAGTTGATGAAGCATATGGTTCAGGATTAACATTTAAAGATATATCTGAAAGAATACAAAAATGGATTAGACAATATCAGAACTATAAAATTGTATGTATTGATGGTAGCGGTTTTGATGCAACACAACATTATGATATTCTAAAAATAACAGATGTATGGTTCTATGACCAATTTATTGATATGGTTGATATAAATTATACTACAAAACATGATCTTAGAAGAGTATATAGTGAATTGGATATGGATATTGTTAATGAATATTTTGCATACCAAATGCATGGGACAGTTCCATCGGGGAAAATGAATACTAGTGAAGCTAATACAAGAAGATCAGCATTATATATGAGATATATATGTTATAAAATTGGGATGCTTGAAAATATTGATTATAACTTAATGACTGCAGGTGATGATACAATATTAATTATGCGACATGATGATTATAATAAATTTGAGAAAGCATTGTATGAATTAGTATATAGTAAGGAATTAACATTAAAACCACATGGATTAGGTCAA